AAGGGCCTAGCGGACAATCATCACTGGAACGTGACGCCGGATGGAGTGATCACAAAGTCCATGAGGATATACTCAACGGCTCGCGTTGGCACCACAGAGATCCTTGCGTTCATGCGGTTTGAGTTGATATCGTTGGCAGTGTTGTTGCGCGTGTCGCAAATGATGCTGAACTTCTCGATGCCTTGGTTGTTTTGAACTGTTGCCAGCACCAAGGTTGCCTGATCGACAAACAGCTTCCTGGTTGTTGCGTTGTTCTGTTCAAACATCAAACGGTTGGCAATGTCAATGATCTGCCGCTTGATCTCGATCAGCATTCGGCGCACGTTGATGCTAGACAGCGCTGAGTTTGTGTTCTGAAGCAGTGTGTTCTGTGAAAAGAACACATAGTTCGTTCCCGGGAACTTGGTGATCGGGTTGATGTGCGCATCATAGAGCCGGTCACGGTCAGCCTGATTGATCTTCACTGCCGTCTGTTTGACGAACGACAAGGATCCGCGATCAAAGCCCGCAGGCGCAAACCATGGGAACTTGTTCCGATCATTGTACGAGAAGGCGCTGATTGCTGCAACGCTTCCTGGCACTGAAAGGCGTCGCGACGTGCTTGAGTCTTCAACGGTGCAGTTTGGGAAGTACGCAGCGGCGTAGCTGTTGTCAAGGGCTCTGGAAATAAGCGCGTTTGAAGTTTGCACCACGGAAGGCGTACCAGCGACACCCGCAGTCTGTTGGCCATCAAAAATTCTTCCCGTCGCTGTCCCTGTCGAGTCATACTGCGGAATGTCTGCTGGATAAACTGCAAGGCCGTATGCAGCTACTTTTTCTAGACCATAGTCAGTCACCAACGGATCGCGTTGGCCGGGGATCGCGATGATGTTGCAGTTGCTGATAGCGGCGTTCGTGGCGATGTCAATGGCAGTACGATATGCAACAACCGAGCTGTTTCCTTCGCCGACGCCCGTGAAGTTTGTTCCTGCCGCAGCGCCCGGGGATGTGTACGTCGGGCTGGCTAGCCCGTTCTGTGTTAGGTTGACTTCTTCAGAGGTTGATTGGTCGCTGAAACGACGTGCCTGTTTGTCAAATGGGTTGACACCGTCCCAACCGCCCGCGAGGAAAGCTGTGAACTTTGCAAACCCAGAAAAGTTATTGAACTGCACAGCAGATCCACTGTTCAAGATAGAGGCCAGCGTGATTCTGTTGCTGAAGTTTGTTGCAGCATAAGTGCTTGGATTCAATGTAGCATTGCGGAGATAGGCAGTGTCTCTCATATGAGCTGCGGCCGATCCTGTAAGGTTTGCAAGCGACGTGATTCCAAGGGCCACCTTGGCAAGAGAGAATTTGTTGTTGTTGAATGTGTCGGCGCCAGAGCCGGTAACCAAGACGTCAAGCTTCTCAATCCCAGAGAACTTGGCGAAGTTCTCAATGATTGCGTTCTTCTCAACCACAGCGTTGGTGTTCAATACGTCATTGTTTCGTTCGAACTTCACCCCCCAGTAGAAACGACCGTCGACAACAGTTTGCACACCAGGGGCGCCAGGAGCTCCGCTGGTTGCAAGATCGTTTCTTGTTACTGTGAACCTAAATGGGATTGGAGGAACAATTGATCCTGACAGGGATGCGCCGCCCGGATTCGTCGAGGCAGAAACGCCTGTTATCCTGGTCTTGTTCAGTGGCAGACTTCCGGTTGCATCAGTCAGCGCGCTGTTTGTCAGAAGGACATTGTAGCCATGAAAACCAAACGGCAGGGCACGCGATGGCACCTCGCGCGATTCGAGCTTGTTTGAGGTTTCAATCCGGATATACCTTGAAATGTTCTTGTATTTCCCAGTGACCAAGATGTTCTTATCAGAAGCCTCTTCGGCATCAAAGTTGAAGCTCACAGCCATGTCTCCGATTGCTTTCGCGATATAGCTGGGGCTGGATGGATCAAGCGACAGATTACCAAATGTTTCCAGGATCTGTGGATTGGTATCAAGATCGTCAAATGCACGGACCATTAGCGTGAATGTACCAAACTCCGTACTTGGATCAGTGCTTGCACGCAAGTCAGCAATGCTGACTTTTACTTTGGTGTTTGCATATTCACCATCATCCCTGGAAACCACCCTGAACAGGTCATATTCTACATTGCCAAACGGCTGAGAAATGAACCAAGGTGTTTTAGGGGCAGCATATCTGGCGTCATACGTGCCAAACATAGTCGACCATGCGCCAAGCGCCGAATCATTGTCATACTGAGATCCGGACAACACCGCCACAGTTGCAGTCGTTGCACTGGCGCTCAGAGCGGCAACTTCAGCATCAACCGGGTAATGAAGCCAAAGTATGTGCTTCTTTTCCTCGAAGCTATCAGGACTCGTGTTCAGGACTTTTGCCACATAATAATCAGAGCTTGGGTTCAAGCTAGCAGTCAAGATCCTGAGCCCTGGGAAACCATCATCGCTAGCAAACGATGCACCGGCCGATGATGAGATGATGATCTTGAAACAGTCTTCCAGCAAACCCTCAGTGCCAACACGTGCCGACTCATAGTTGTTTGTGCCTGCCGCAAACGTCGCCGGGTTGTAAGTGACACTGGCCGCGCCGCTCATCACCATGAATCGAGCATCATCTGTAGAAAACAACACGGCTCTGACAAGGTTTGGCTCAGCGGAGACGGAGTTGTTGTTCGTGAACTCTGGAAAACCGAAAGCCTCATCGGTTGTTGGGACGTGCTTGCCGACCAGGAACTGGACCACTCCTGGCCGAGCACCACTCATGAAGGTGTTGTTTCCGCTCCAGTAGATCGACATTCCAGCATTCGTAACAACTCCGGCCTGTTTTGTTTGCTCAATTTCTGCCGAGCTAGAGTTTGCACCACAACCAAGCACCCGAATATAGTTCAAGCTAGCTAGCTCGTTCTCTTTGGCCGCAAAGTACCTCTCGGCCGCATAACCGCCAGGAAGCGCCGGATCCAAGTCGCCGAAGATGTTTTTGAAATCGTCGATCCCGCCAAGCGTGACTGGCACAAATGCTGGACCTTTCTTTGCCGCTCCAATCACGGTTGCAGGCACGCCGCCCACAATAGCTTCGCGCTGAGTCAGATCGAATTCTCTGTCGAAATACCCAGGCGCTTTGAATGTCATATTACCCATTTTTCACTGTGTTCCTTGTCTACTTTACTGTTCGTAAGTATGGAACCAAAGATGGGAATCCGGACGTAGCTTTGCTGTCAGGCGCCTTAAATAGTCGCCGGTTCAGTTTTCATTCAGGTTTTGCGTCTTTTATTCCGGCTGCCGTCGATGAAGAACGCATCCAGTGTTTCGAGATCGGAAGCGGTGTACACAGTCTCACCATGCTTCTGAGATCTGTTCATCTCCTTGACAAACCTGCCATCTTTCCGAAACAAGAACTGCTGGTTGGTTGTTTTTGGTGAGTCGTCGTTTCTCAGTGGCGTTTCTTCCACGTCTTGTGAGAGTGAGAACTTTGTCATCTGGTCATCCTTGGTCATGTCATAGAGGGCAGAGTCGCGAGCAGACCCGATTGCTTCCGTGCCACTAGCCAGCTCAGTCTCAAAGGAGATGGATGGGTTAGAGATGTAACGTTTGATTGCTGTCTTCTGGCCAGGACCACTGGGTGCGACCAACAGACCTTTGACTGTCATGGTGAACACGTTCCGAACGATTCGCTCCTCATCAGTCATGTCTTCGGAGTTGTTCCCGGATGAGATCTCAGATTCCAGGATGGCATTGAACCAGTAGCCCTTCTGGCTCTTGAGATAGAAAGATTTACCAGGAGCTAGCTGGGATGCTAAGGTAGTCTCGATCAGGTAGTTCATGTGCATCTCTTCTGTCGTCCAGAACACTATCTCATACTTGGCATCAAAGCTCTGTGGAAACGGTATCTTGATGATCTCGTAGATGTGATCTCCCGGATTTAGATTGCTTGCCAAGAGCATGCCCTGCCTGATCGCCGGATTGGCCTCTAGGTTGTTTTTATTTCCCCTGAGAGTGGTCGGTTGAGTATCTGGCAGGTTCTTTAGTCCGATGGCATTCAATAAAGCCTGATAGCCCGTATCGTCGATGTCTGAGAGCTTCCTCTTGATTGTCATCTCGCCAAAGAATGTTTGCGGCGATTCTTGGCTGAGTCCCGTCCTTCTCACGGAGATGGCTGGGAGGATGAGGACGCCATTCTTGTCTCTGAATGGCTTGAGCTTCTTTGCGACAGCAAACCTTTCGCCGCCAGCAAACTTAACGAACGGCTTTGGCAAGGCAAACTGTCTCTGCACTCCCTGAGCCGAAGAGAAGTTCCGATATCCTATCGTCTGATCAAAGAGCTCCACCAAGGCAATGTCAACGTCCTCAATCCCACAAGATGGAATCCAAAAAGAACCCGAAGAACCAATAATACTATCCAGGCCAGTATCATCACCAACCAGTGAATAGCCAGTTGGCAGTTGTTCAACGTAACCACCAAGCCTAGGCACGTTCTGCCTGACAACGTTCCCAGTGGGTGTTAGCGGCGACTTGTTCTCGTCGTTCACGCCGTTCATACCATCAGTCATAGATACCTGCCTTTGGTGGTGGTGGATCGTTCACAAAGGTCGTCACCTTCTCGTTTGGATTCTCAGTTCGCTCATTCGGCGCAACCTTTCTAGGGCCTGTGCCCAAGGCAATCTCAGCCATGTTCCCACCAAGCCGCTCTCTCATCTCTCTAACATCCCCAGTGGTCTGACCATCAGATGTCACCGCCAAACCTCTCTGCTGCTCAAACGTCTGCTGAGTATCGCCCGGGTTGAGGGCTGTCTTTGGCAGGTTCTTGATAGCGTTAGAATCAAGCTGACTTAGCCGTGCAGATTTGGCAGTGATCTTCCATGCCAGTTCATACTCTGCCAATCCAAAGATGTTGTTCGTGTTCACCAAGGAAAGAACCTCGTAGACAGTGTCATCAAACATGAACATGTCGCCCTCCGACGGAGTGATCTTCTTGTCATCCAAGTCTTTCACCTGAATCAAAACCTCAAGGTTGCACTCAAGCTGAGGACCAAATGCCGTGTTCTTCGAAACCCACTCTGGCTGACCAACCGATGCAGGTATCCGAATAGGATTGTCAAAGATCTTCTCCGGAGCCTCGTCATACACAGGGTGAATCGCACTCTTCAGCGTCGACAGTGGCATGTAGAGAATAAATTGCCCTGCCAAATCCACCAAAAATTCTTTCGTTAAGTCGTTTATGAATTGGATCTCCTTCTGTCCTATGAATAATCTGGCCATTGTCTATGCTTCGTTCTTTCTAAATCAAGCGATCATGAAGACGTATTTTGGGGGGATGGCCGTGAATGATAGCTGTTTGACCATTGCTTCGGCTTTGGCAGCTTCTTGCTCGGCCAGCTTGTCGTAGGTGAGGCCGTCCAGTGTTTCCTTGAGAGAGTCTAGGAGCTTTGACTGCATCTCGCGGCCAGAGGTTCTCAGGTCATCGCCATCAAGTTGCAACTCCGCGCCAGGGATCGGGATGTTCTTGAACTTGCTTCGAACCTTCCCGAGCAGTTCTGTGCACAAAGCTAAAGTGAACTGAGCAATCCAGTTCCTGCTCCACATGTTCAAACTGTTGTAGTTCAAAGGACCGAATGGTGAGTTGAAAGGACCATTGACGCCATAGATCTTGTCATCCTGAGTTGTGACGCCAGAACCGCTGCCATAGACCTGATAGGATGAGCCAGAGTTCACCAGAGAGTTTGCTATGCTGGGGAATGGCGAAGAGGAGAATCTGACCCGAAGCCAGACGCGGTCATAGTATCCTAGACGTAGGTTATTTGGCACGGGATATATCCGGATCTTGCGGCCAGAGATCTTGTAGGTATAATGTGACCTTCTGATCTTCTGAGCCTCCTTGAGCATGGAGCCGCGGAGCACATCTTCGAACAGAGGAAGCACATAGAACCTAGTGTCTGGAATCCAGCTCTCGACAGGCAGACCAGAAGCGACGAAGTTTGATGCAAGGTTGCTGTTGAACATGTACTGGGCTGGAGGCCCATGAAACACCTCAATAACCTGCATTCCACCGACAGAGCCACTTGGTTGTTGCGACCAGAGGCTAGAGCCGCTAACATCGACCAAGTCTGTGTATAGGTCATATTCCTGTCTCCCAGTAGAGAGGTGAATATAGCCCATGTAAGAGTCTTCGGATTGACCAAAACCAACGATACTGGCGTAGGGGGCTGCTAGCATGTTCAGGAACTCAAGGTTCTGCTGAACGTACATGTTGGAGATGTTGATGTTGTTGTTTCCGTTCTCATCCAGAGAGCCAGTGGGCATGCCAAGGATGGAAGCCAAGTTTGACTTGTTCTGATACTCAATCATCTTGGCATTGAACTCACGAGTCGCTGTCTCGAAAGAAGCCCAGATCATCTGTTTGGTGAGCTCAACCCCTAGGACGTCCTCACCAAGCATCCTGAGAACGAACGTGACCATGTTGTCGGCATCGCTCTGAAACAGAGAATACCTGTCATAGAAGCCAAAGGGTGTTGGCCGCAGAGTTGTGTTGAAGGTAATCGAGGGAGGAGGAGCCATTGCAGCTTTAACTACAGATGGCTCACCAGATCATTTCTTGGCGGGGGTTTTGCCAGCAGCAGCTTTCGCCCTTGCTTGCTCGTGGAGTTGTTTCTGTTGCTCGCGGCCTTTCTTCAGGCCAGCCTTGTATGCAGCAGCAATGGCTTCCATCACCATCTCTTCGTCAGCAGCGGCAGCGTCGTCAGCCATGGCTGCTCCAGCATCTTCTTTGACAGGCCCTGTACTGCCAGCCGCAGCAGCAGGAGGCGCCTGACCCAGTTCCGCAATTGCATCTTTAATCATTTTAACTAGTTCTGGCTTGTCTGCGAGGGGGAACACGTCAGGACCAAGCGGATTGGATTTTAGATTTTGTGTAACCCGCTGACAAAACTGGGTCAGCTTTTGAAAAGCTGGGCCGCTTTGCGCCGCGACGGGTGGATGACTTAGCACTCTGTTGTTGAAATCGGTGACTCCGAAAACATCTTTGGTCAAATAATTTTGCAGTAATTTGGAAATGCCGACGCGGGCACGGGCGTCCCGGTCGTCGCCCGGCCCGCCAGATGCTTCCGCAAGGGATTCTTTCAATGATTCCTTCACCAGCTTCGCAAGGTCTTTCATGTTCATCTTGACGCTGACTGGTTTTGTTTGTGGTTTCTTATCTGTGGCCATGGTTGTTTTATTCTTTGCTGTTGATGTTCCTTGACTAAATATCTCAAGCGCTGGCTTTTTGCCTTTTGGTGCTGGTCGCAACTGTTGCTGGATCTTCTGCGCTGCGACCAGCTCTTTGACACGCTTGAGGCCCGAGTTTCGTAGGTAATCAAAGATCTCGCCGCCAACATCCCTGAGCTGATCAGACAAACCGCTCACAAACTTTGCCTTGTCTCCAAGCGCAATGAAAGATCTCATGTCTGTGCCTGAGACGTTGCCAAACCTAGGCACTGATTGAATATCCACCAGTCCTATCTGGTAGAGCCTTGGTGCATCGTTTGCCACGGCTTCTGGCTTGAACCTAGCAATGTCTTCATCCCCAGCCAGGAGATTGATCTGAGTGTTGCTACTGTTTGATTTGTCATACAGGCTCAGGAGCTCGTACGTTCTTGTGACTGGATTGTCTGTGTATTCAACCGTTACGTTGGCTGGGAGTGTTGGTTTGATGTATCGATCCCAGACGGCCTTCATCGTCTCACCGAGGACCGGAACTTCTCCTGGCTTCTCCCTATCTCCATCGGACACTATGAGCAAGACCTTGTCGCTCTGGAGTGAGGCTAGCCTGACAACCCTGTCATGACCTCTGTGGAATGGTTTGAAGGCACCTGGGAAGATGGTGACGGTTTGATCTGCATTGGGTTTTCGCCGCAAAACAAATCCTTCCTCGTCATCATACCCGCGCCCCCCAAACTTCAAAGCGCCAATGAGCTGGTTGATCGGCGCAAACTGTCCGGTGAACTTGTATGACTTCCCGGCCCTGCGAAACACGATCCCCTCAATCGTTGAAGTGATCTTGTCCGCACCTTGGAGCTTGTTCAGTTGATCGCCAAGTGCTGCCAAGGCATCCGGCGATGATCTGATCTTCTCAATAGCCATAGACAAGTCAAGCTTGATCCTGTCGGCAGCAGCGCTATGGTCGACCACGAGCATGCTCTTCGACCCCTCCAGCAACTCGCTCGCAAACTTCGTGATCACGTCTTCGATTGGCTTTGTGATTGTCTTGAAGATCTTCCTCTTGTTCCTGTCTAGAGCAACAATCCGGATATATTGTTCCTCGTCCGTCGCATACTTCCTGAGCGAGTTGATCCTGGCAACCTTGTCCGTGTCGCCAACCATCCTCTTGCCAAGCTCATCAACAACGTCAGCGCCGATTCCGTACGGCTTCACGTAATATCCAAGCTTTGCTTTGATGTAGTCGCCAACGCTGCTAGCATCGGTCATGCCGCCAACTTCTGCCATGATCTGATCGATAGATGCCAGCGCCTTCTTGAGAGGCTGTTGGGATCCCAGCTTCACGAGAGGATACACGACAGGTGCGCTGAGTTGCCAGTTTGATTCCGTCATCTCAGCATCGAGTTTCGCCGCAAACCCCAACAGCTTCTCAAACACACCCTCTTCTGAGTTGTCTTCCAGATGTCCAGTCAGCTCATTAAACTTCCTTGCACCAAACAGGTGAGGAGAGATCACGTTCTGTCCATAAAGGATCACGTTCGGATTTGCAACGCTCAGGATCTCGGCAGAGAACCAATACTCCCCACGCTCACCAAACACCTCGCGCTTCTCATCCGGACTCATCACGCCATCAACGGCTTTGGACAAGACAAGGTACGCTTGACTAAAGGCAGACTGAACAGATGGTTTATCTATCCACTTCCTGTCAACCTCGTCCTTAACCATTCCTCCCCTTCGAAGGTCACCTAGGTTCCTTGCAAACCTCAAAGAGCCATCGCGATATCCAAAGAAGATGTTTTGCCCGTCCAACTTCTCAGTGACAGACTCCAAACGCCCAGTGCTAGCATCACGAAGAATCTCCTTCAACTCACCAAAGGTCAAACCAATGTCTTCGTACACATGCTGCAAATGTCCAGCCAATCCACCCATGATAACGTCCTAGACCCCGTTCCCTGTGTTGTTGCCCGTTGCCGATGAGGTGAGCTTAGCACCTAGAACCAAGCCTGTCAACAAGACACGCTCAGGAAGGCTTCCTATATTAATTCTACGGCACCCAAGTCCCATGACGAATAAGAACTCGTCCGGACCAAGAACGGGCACTAGAAATTAATCTGAGAAGACGTCCGAGGATATTGGTGCTGGTGAGGGTGATAGCTGCCATCCGGAGACAGACTTCGTCTCCTTGTGGATGACCTTGAGGAGTGTAGTATAATACAAATCAAGTTCCCTGGCTTGCTCCTTAACGTTTTTGCCGAGTGTCAAGGTTTCGCCGCGATCATTCACAAGAACAATCCCTTCATACTTCCCCTTGGCAATCTTCTCCCGATGTTCCTTAGTCAGAGGCTTCCTCTTCTCCCCTTTCCGTTCGACGTACACAGGCTTCTCAGTCCCAACAATCCAACCACCAGATGACTTGATCTTCCCCTTGATCAACTGATGAAAAGCTTTATAGCTCAGTCCACGTTCCTTGCAGAACGTTCTGACAGATCCCTGCACCGTCACCTGTTCACCAGTCTCCATGTGCGTCAGGACAAGGCCAAGATATTTGCCGTGTTCTTCGTGGAATTTTTGGATGTTGGCGCTGCGAATCTGCTTGGCTTCTTCATCGTATTCCTCTTCGAAGTATTTCCGAATGGCTGCCTTTTTTTTGGCCTTAGTCTCGGCTGTCGGTTTGCGGCAACGTTTGTCTGTTGTTGGGTCGAGGGCGCTTGTGTTTCTTTTGCCAGATCTAGACTCGACTGCATCTTTGCGTAAATTATAGCAGTTTTTCTGGTTGTCATACAACTGGTCGATCCAACATTGCTCGCGAGCAATCATCTCGTCCTTATTGTCAATGACTTCAAGAACCTCGATCAAAAATACCGACGGACCACACTTGTTGTAGTCATTTTGAAGGAAACGATTAGTGTGTCGGCCACTTTCCAAACCGCCGCAATGAGCTCTCCAGCGAGACTTGAAACGCTTCGTGCTGCCAATATACACGCGGCCATTTTTGGTGTTGACAATCCTATAGATACCGCCCTTGTTGGCGCTGTTATTGTAGAGTAGTTGCATTGTCCTAGGATGATAAATAACCCAGAGGACAATTTACAACTGCGATATGCCATGTCCAACACGGTGATGGTGCCATTGTAAAACCCCTGAAAAGCAGAAGGGGAGAAGACTTTCATCTTCTCCCCTTCCTTCGTTTAGTTCCTATCCTCAGTGGTTAGAGGACAGCTAACTGGCCTATACGATAGCAGTATCGAGCACTGTCACGGTACCGTAGAAGTCGGAGCGAACCATCTTCTTGCCGTAGCGTGTCATGATGCCCTTGCGTGGGGTGAGATCCTCGGGTGCGTACACCACTGGAGAGAGGATCAGAGGCACGTATGGAGCATAGATGTAACCAGACTCCAGGAAGGTCGAGCCCTTCAGACCGACCAGGATCTTGTTTGCTGGGAAGTATGGATCCACGAACACCGAGTAGCGACCATTGATCGTACCTGATGCTTCCTTGCCAATGCTCATCGAGTCACGCACTTGACCATCGGAGTCGATCTTGTAGTTGGCGCGGTAAGCCACGGTGTGTTCCAGGATCGTTTGCACGTCTGGTGAGCACACAATGAAGTTACCAGCTCCGCGAAGAGTCTTCTTGTGGATGGTGTTTGCCACGTTGGTGATCGTCTCAACCAGCGTCTGATACCATTGCTGGATATCACCCGTGAAGGCTGGGCCTGGGTACGAGGTAGAGGTCCGAGCAACTTCAACGCCAGTGTAGATGTTCACAAACTTACCAGGAGCGCGGCTCCAGTAGAGGCTTGCGGCATTTGCTTGGGTCAAGAGGTCGTTCAGGATCTCGCGGTCGATATCCAGAGTGATCATCTCTGAGAGCAGGTTGGTGAGCTCAGCCTCAATGTCTACTGAGAAGTAGGCAGTAAGGTCTTGTGCCATTTCAGGCGACCAACGTGCACGGAGCTTCCGGGTTGTTGCAGTCACAGCAACCGACTCAACCTTGATGTCGACGTCTGGGATCCGTGGGCTCGAATCAACATCGAAGTTGGTTTCGAACGAAGGAATCGTCAGGGTTGAACCATCAGAGTTCACCGAGAGGGTGTCGGCGATAGGAGCAGAAGCAGTCACCCGGGTCGCAGGTGCACCGATACCGGTACCAGGAAGGTTTGCTGCGCTTGGGCCAGATGAACCGTTGGCAAGGGCCATTGCGAACATCACGTGCGAACCGTTGAATGGATCAACAGTGAAGGTCGAGCTGGTCCCGGAGTCGGTCCAGTTACCACGCTTGGTGAATTGGCGGAAGTTAAGCACGCCCTCACCTTGCTGGTAGGTTGCTGGGACCGATGTAAACACCGAGCCAGAAGCACCAAGACCGGTCACTGCGAACTGGTCGAAGTCGGTCATATCTGCGCCGTTGATTGCGGTCGTGACTTGCGATGCACTCACCACGAGGAAGCAGTAGTCAATCACGCCGTTTGTCACGTCGTTTTGCAGGAGTGGGTTGAAGTCAACAAGCCGGGCATTGTAGCCCGAGAATCCCGCCGAGGCAGAGACGCTCGAACCGGTGAGCCATGTGGTATCGCCAGTCCATGCACCAACAATCACTGGGCCAGTTGCAAGTTGACCTTGCACTTGAACCTTGGTGTAGCCATGACCAATCAGGTTGTACTGACCACCAGCGGCAAGCGAACCCGACGTGCGGATTGCTGAACCTGCTGGGTTCGTGTAGATTGATTGCCCACGTGCATATGTTGCAGCGCCTGGATCGGTTCCAGTTGCAAACTTGTTCGCAGCCGTACCTGCATCACCACCGACGTACGACCCGTAGGTGTAGTCGAGATAGAAGAGCAGACCGGATGGGAGTGACATTGGCTGAACGCTGACAATCTCATTTGCAATCAAGCCAGCGAAGACCCGGCGAACGATTGGGAACGCCACGCTGGTGAAACCTGCCACCTGACCGCTTGAAACGAGTGCTGCACCACCGGTTGAGAGTGAGAGCGACTCGTTCAGCATCCGGCCACCGTCTTTGAGCATTTCAACTGCTTGGTTCTCAAGCAGTCGTGCCATCAGTTGCTGGCCGTTGGCTGAGAGGCCCTCAAGCAGTTTAACCTTTTTCCATTTTGTCACCAGACGGTCGCTTGCGCCACCGTTAGCGTTGCGCTGGATACCTTCAGCGAGTTGTGATAGTGTGATCGACATTGTGATTGTTTTCCTTATGCTTACCTTTTAGTTGTTTCTAACTAATGATCCTTTTTCTTTTTTCCTGCGTTCAGCGACCTTTGCCAATTCCAGCAAGTTTCGACCAACGATTCGCATCAAACATTGGAACGTTCATGAGGTCCGAAACCTCACGAATCTGCTTCCCATTCACATTGGCGGACTCGTTCAGCGAAGAGGCAGTGCCTTCCTTGCGCTTGGCTTTGTTCTTGTTGATTGCTTTCACAATCTTGCCATAGATGTCTTTCACCTCGTTCACGGTGTTACCAGCGTCGAGATACTCAACAATCTTCCGGCGTTGCGCTTCAGTGAGCGACGCTTCGCTCACCAAGATTTTGTTCAGGAACAGAGAACGGGCCGTGAGCACGCGAGTCTCGTTCAGTTGCTTGGTCAGCTCTGCAACTTCGTTGACAGCAACTGGCTTCTTG